CGAGCATGACGGTGCGGCCGAGGATGGTGGCGGTGTTGGACCCGGCGGTGTGGATGACGGTGTCGGCGACGCGGCCGAACAGGTTGGGGTCCTGCAGGGGTGCGAGGACGTTCCGTTCGATGGTCTGGAGGGTTTTGCCGACGATGACGATGAGGCCGCGGCCTTTGTAGTGGCGGATGGCGATGAGCCAGGCGAAGAGGGAGGCGATGGTTTTGCCGCCGGAGACGGCGCCGACCCAGAGGGCGATCTTCGCTTGGGTGGAGTGGTGGATGGAGCGGATCTGTTTGGGGGACAGCGGCGGCGGCGTGGTCACGCTGCTCACTTGGCTGGCTCCTCGGGGGTGGTGTTGGCGTATTCCGCGAACCCTGCCTCGAGGCGGTCCAGCACGGATTCCGCTGCGGTGGCGCCGGAGGAGGTGTCCATCTCGATCAGCGCCTGGTGGCGGCGGGTTGCGACGTCGACGGCCTGCAGGATCTTCAGCTGGTCGGCGAAGGTGGGCTTGTCGAGCTCGACCTCGTTGTAGGTGTTGTCGCGGCCGCCGAAGCTGAACGCCTTCGCCGGTTCCCACAGCTGCCTCCGGAGCCGGTCGGCGTCGTCGAGGAGGTGCTCGGCGAGTTCGGCGCGGCGGTGCTTGGCGTCGGCCACCAAAGCTTTGGTGGCGGCGACAGTCTTGGACCGGTCGAAGGTGAGGCCCGCTTCGCTGCAGACCTTCGACACGGTCGACGGACTGACGCCGGCTTCCCGGGCGATGGCCTTGCAGCCGAGCCCCTCGCTGTGGAGGCTGAGGATGTGGTCGCGTTTGGCGTCGTCGATGCGGCGTGCCGGCACGGTTGGCCTCCTACACGGGGAGCAGGTACCAGGTGCCCTTCTTGGAGTCCCAGGTGGCTTTGCAGTTCTTGCAGTCGAACCAGCCGCAGAAGGGGCCGCCGTTCTTGGCGGGCTTGCAGTGGGGTTCGGCGTAGTCGGCGGCGAGGGAGCCGCAGCGGGGGCATTTGAAGGCGTGCTCACCCCGCCTGGCTGGCGGGGTGGCCGGCTGCTGGTCGCTCATTCGTCGCCTCCGCGCTTCGCCCAAGCTCCCCGGCTGATCTGGTTCGCGACCTCGAGCATGCCGCGCTGGATCATGCCGGTCGTGGTGGGCGTGCAACCGATGGTGATGGCGTCGTACAGGCGCCCGTCCTCGGCTGTGCGGACGGTGCGCATGAGGACGACGACGTCGGTGAGGACTTCGTCGGGGTCGGGGTCTTCGACTTCGAGGTTGAGACCGCAGATGCTGAGCACGGCCATCGTTGTCTCCTTGGGGTTGTTCCGCGGGGTGCAGGTCGGACCATTGCAGCGGGGTAAGGAACCCGGCGGTGGAAGCCCGCCGGTCCGGCCTTCGACGGGGTGTTCCGTGGCCATGCGCGTTGCCGGGCCGGCGTTGACACTCCGCGGAACGGGAATGGGGATGGGTGGACTGTTAGTTGCGCCTCTAGCGTCGTCTCCGACGCGAGTTCTTCTAGCCCAGTCCACCCATCTTGAGCAAAGCGTACCCTAAAAGTTCGTGGAGCTAGCACCAAGCTCCACTCTCGGCGCGCCACGGGACGATTTGTGGTATTGCCCGTGTCGCGTCAGTACAGCTCGAGCAGCGGCTTCACCTGGCCGGTCAGCAGCGCATGCTCGACAGCCGGTGCGGCCTGCTCGAACACCGTCTCGCCGCTGGGCAAAACGATGTGGGCGAAGAACTCTTCCTCGAACGTGACGATGCCGGCGGCCACCGCTTCGAGCTTGGCCTTGATGACCAGGGCGAGCGCTCGCCACGACTGCCGTACGGCCTGCTCATAGGCAGCCTCAGCCTGCTGCGGGCTGCGACGCGTGCCCTTCGCTGGCGTGTGGGTGAAGCGACGTTCGTCCCTCGAGGGCAGCGGCAGGACGAATCGGATCTGCTTGCCGTCTGCGACGAATCCGATGGCTGCTTGACCGTCCTGCCAGCCGTAGGCGAACGACGTCGCGCCATAACGGGTCAAGGTCCGCTCGATCTCAACCCGTGAGGCAGAGGAGTTGACGCTGGTTCCTTCCGCGTACCGGCTCATGCCCCGATCCTCTCACCCGCACGACCACGCCGCTCGGCAGCACGCTTACGCCGCTCCGCCATCCGCAAGGCCACAGCATGGACCTCGCCGATCCGATACCCCTCAGCACGCGTGTACACGTCGCACAGCCTGCCCAGGTGTCCGAGCTGCGCCCAGTTCTCGATGTGCTTCAACTCCACCCGCACACCCTGCGTGGCGAGGGCCCTGACGATCACCGGCGGCGTCGCTATCGCATCCCACGCCGACGCGATCTTCGAAGCCTGCCGCTCGGCGACGTCGTACCAGGTGCCGCACACCTCGCACGTGACCTCGAACGTGCCGGCCGGTGCGGCGAGCTCGTTCTCGCACGGCTCGACATCCTCCGGGTCGTCCTGGAAGGTGCCGCCGCAGGTGCCGAGCCGGATCCACTCCGGCGGCAGGTCCACCTTCGCCACAGCCTTCACGATCAGATCCTCGAGGCGCGCATGCCACGAAGGCCCCCAATCGGCCTTCGCCGCACGCGCAGCACGCTCAAGGTTCGTTCCCTCGCCGTTCGCCGAGAGGTGCCGCTCAAGCGACACGGCCAGCCGGGACGCGTCAAACCGGACAGGCAGCGGCGCCACCGTGGAGCCTGAGCCGAGCGGGCCGGGCTTGCCCACGCGGTCCAGCCTCTCCGCCGTCACCCGCAGATCCACGACGAGCGCCTCGCCCTGGACGACGTTGCCGGCGAGGGCCTTCTCACAGGTCCGGCACATCGTCCGGCTGTCCGTGAGGAGCCGCGAACACGCGCACTCGCTCACTGCCCGGCCTCCTCACGTGCGCGAACGGCAGGCCGAACGTCCGCGTTCGCGTTCGCCTTGTTCGCGTTCAGATTGCGGCCTGCTTCGGCGAGGCCGTCGTTGAGTGCCTGCAGGATGGGTGCGCAGATTTCGCCCATGCGTTCCGCTGCGATGACGAGTTGGCGGTTGAACTCGTTGCAGTAGGCGACGAATTCGGGATTGGGTTCGAATAGCTGGGGCACTGTGGTCCTTTCAGGCGGCTGTGGGGAGGGCGAGCTTGTTGAGGGCTTTGAGGTTGGCTTGGGGGAGTGACTGCTCGAGGGGTGAGCCGGTGAGGCGTGCTCCGATGGCGGCGAGGATGACGGCGTCGGCGATGTCGTTGCCGGTGATGTCGATGTTGGGGTAGCGGCGGATGGTGGCGGCGAGGATGTTGTCTTTGTCGGTGCCGCGGCCGCCGCCTTTGCCGACGGCGTAGGTCATGCGCTGGGCGGGGGTGACGGGGATGATCTCGCATTCGAGGCTTTCGAGGTGGTGGAAGATTTCCCACCACAGCCCGGACCGGTCATGGGCGCTCGTGCTGACGCTCGCGTAGCTGGGGGATTCGATGACGACAAGCGAGCGTGGCTGGACGGGGAAGATGATCCTCTCGGCGAGATCGCGGATGCGCTCACCCCGGTCGCGCCAGGTCGCGTCCTTGGATCCCTTGGACTGGATGCGAGCGGTGGTGACTTCGCCGTTGAGGTGCACGAGGGCAAGCCCGGTACTCGTCAAGGATGGGTCGATGCCGATCACGAATCGGTTCAGAACGGACACTCGGTGATCTCCTTCGGGGGTGGGGTGAAGATGGCTTCCCAGGGGAGTGGGTAGCCGTTGGTGGGTTGGCAGTTGTGCTGGGGGAGGACTGGCCATTTGCGGTTGCCGATGGTCCATTGGTCGCGGTGGCGGAGGCGTGAGGGTGGGCCGATGACGAGGCTGTAGGTGCGCCGGCCTGCGAGGAGTGCTTCGAGCTCGACGGCTGGGTCGATGAGGGTGGGGTCTGCTCGGGCTGTGGTGGCGCCGTCGTATTCGTCGTCGAGGGCGTGGAGGATGATGCGTCCGCAGCGGTGGCAGGGTTCGATGCGGGTGTGCATGGACAGCCGGTTGGCGTAAGCCTGCTGGGCTTGGTCTTGTGCCCATGCGGGGAGTGCGAGGAGCCATCGGAGTTCGGCTGGGTAGGCTGCGGGGATGCCGAGGGGCAGCGGCGCCTGCTGCGCGTTCATGCTGCCTCCCGTTGTGAAGTGCCGATGACCGTTATGACCGATGTTTCGTTGAACGCTCTACGTGCATGCGTGCGCGCGCGCGTAGAGGACAAATCAAAAGTTCGGTCATATCGGTCATCGACGGGGGATGGTTCGGGCTTTTCCGATGACCGAATGACCGAGCATTCAACGGTTGCTTTTCGGGGATGCTTCCCTGTGTTGTTGCGGGCTCCGGGCTTCTCCGATGACCGAATGACCGAGCATTCGACGGCTGATTTTCCCGATGACCGATGGTTTCGTTCGGTCATCGGGAGCCGCCCCTGTCGCCGTCGTGGGGATCGGGCTCTTCCTCGCTGCCGATGAGGGTCACGCCGCCGTACATTTTGGCCTTGGGGGAGCGTGGCGCGTTGGCTCCGACGGTGACGCCGTGCTTGACGAGCTGGGACTGGAAGCCGCGGCCCTTGAGTGGGGTTTCGCCGTTGGCCTTGCACCAGGTGTCGTAGGCGTTGCGGAGGGCCGAGCAGGTGGTGGCGAAGCTGTTGGCGTTGGGGCCGGGGTGCAGGGTGCAGTCTTCTTCGAGGAACCGTGCGACGGTGTCGACGTCGTGGGCGTAGTCCTTGGTGGCTTCGGTGACGGAGGCGGGCTCTTGGAGTCCGTGCTTGAAGTAGTGCGCGGCGCCGGTGGCGATCCAGTTGAGGAGGGCTGGGCCGTGGGCGCGGGCGAGGATCCCTTGGAGGTCTTCGACGACTTCGTGCTCGGGGACGGTGTGGGTGAAGGGGATGAGGCGGAGCCGCCGCCAGAAGCTGTTGCCGCCTGATTCTACGGCGGGCTGGTGGTTGCCCATGAGCCAGAGGTGGTGGGTGGGGGTGAAGGTGAAGTCGTCCTGGCGCATGAAGCGGGCGGTGAGGGTGTCCCCGCCGGTTAGCTGCTTGACCTTGGCCTCGTCGAACCGGTCGCTCTCGTTGACTTCGGAGCAGATCACGAAGCGGGCGCCGGCGAGGCGTGCGATCTCGGTGGAGTGCTGGGCGTAGTTCGATGCCATGAGGAACCCGTTCGGGCTGGTGGTGGCGTAGTCGCCGAGGACGGCGACGACGGCTTCGAGGAGGGCGCCTTTGCCGTTGCCGCCGTGCCCGTAGGCGAAGGGGAGGATGTGCTCGCGGACCATGCCGACGGTGGAGTAGCCGATGAGTCGCTGCATGTACCCGGTGAGCTCGGGGTCCTGGAAGGTGGTGGCGAGGAACCTGTCCCAGAGGGCGGTGTCTGCTTGGGGGTCGGGGGCGCAGCTGGTGGTGCGGGTGTGGAGGCGTGCGGGGTCGGCTGGGGTGAGCTGCCCGGTGGTGAGGTCGATGATCCCGTTGGGGGTGTTGAGCTCCCAGGGGTGGGCGTCGAGGTCGTCCATGGTGACGGTGACCCTCGGGTCGGTGCGGGCTTGGATGAGCATGTCGGTGGTGCCCTTGGCGGAGAGGGCCTTGCGGCGGTAGGAGATCTCGGCGTTGTTCCCGGCGGGGAGGTGGGCGGCGATGTCTTTGGCGTATTCGCGGGCGAGGCCCCCGTCTTGGGGCTGCCACTTCCAGACGTGCCCGTTCCATGCGAGCCAGCGGCCGCGGTCGGTGCAGTAGCGGAGGGTCTCACCGTAGGTTTCGACGAGGAGGCGGGCGTTGCCGGTGTCGGTCTCTGCGAGGACGTGCCGGCGGTCGTCGAGGCTGGTGACGGTGGCGAGCGCCGAGGTCCCCGCCACGGGGGCGGTGGTAACTACGGTGAGCTGGGGCGGCTGATTTACCACGGGCTGTGCGGGGCGCTGGGTGGGTTCTGGGACGAGTTCGAGGCGCGGTGCTGGCCTTTGCCCGTAGCCGCTCTTCTGGAGGGCCTGGGCGGCTGCCATGTGGTCGCCGTTGTGGTTGAGGAGCGCGTACGCCCCGAATTTGGTATACGGGATTTCCTGTTGGAATACCGTCGATGAGGTGAAGACGTAGAGCCGGTCGCGGTCGTCCGCGTGCCCGGTGGTGGCCGAGAACCCCTGCTCTTTGCCGGGGCGCCGCCAGAACCTCGTGCGGCCCCTTGTGGTGACGTGGGTCCAGCCTGTGAGGATGTCCTTCCAGTCGGTCTTCGCCTCGAAGTCGTCGCCGGGGCTGATGCCCTGGTCGGCGCTGCGCGTGGAGGGGCCGCCGCTGAGGGCGAGGTCGAGCTCGGAGGGGGCTTCTGGCTCGGGTTCGGGGACGTCGATGACGAGGGCGAAGAGGGCGTGGAGTGCTTCGCGTTCGTCCCATGTGATGGTGGGGATGGTCTGGGGTCCGCCGGCGACACGGGTCCACGCGCGGCCTGTGGGGTGGACTGTGCCGGCGGAGGGGGCGACGACGACGAACCCGTTGTCGCCTCGGGTTTCGGCGAGGGTCTGGCGCTTCTGCTGGGGGTTGGCGGCGAGCTCGGTGGCGGTGGACGGGCGGGAGGCGATCTTGGTGTTGCCGGGGAACTTGGTGTCCTCGGGGAGGGCGACCCGGTAGAGCCAGTGCCAGCCGCCTGAGGGGGATTGTTCGAGCCAGCCGGTGCAGATGCGCGCCCAGATGTCTTGGAGGCCGTTGTCGGCTGCGACGGAGGCGAGTTCGGAGAGCTGGTGGGCGGCGCGGCCTTCGACCTCGAGCATTTCGAGGTTGCCGCTGATGGTGCCGGTGACGACGCCGAGGCCGAGGTCGCTGTGGGTGAACCAGGTGCGGAGGTCGTTGGGGGTGGCGCGGGCGGTGGTGTATTGCTTCCAGAGTCCGGCGGGGGCTTTGGTGCCGTCGGCTTTGACGGGGACCACTGAGATGCCGGCGTGGTGGAGTTCGTGGGCTGCTTCGAGGATGGTGTTGGTGGCCATGGGTGGGGGTGTTCCTGTTCTTCTCGAAGCGTCCGGTGCAGGGGTGCCTAGGCGGCTGTTGGGTGGCCTTCGGCTGGGACGCCTCGGCGGCGGCGCTTGGCGAGGTAGGCGCGGAAGCCGGGTGTGAGGTTCGGGATGATGTGGTCGTCGATGCGGTCGGGGTGGCCTCGCCGCTTGTATCCCCATTCCTGGGCGATTTCGGCTGCCCTCTCGTTGCGGAGCTCGCGCTGCTGGCATGAGGAGCAGGTGGTGGCGTTGGCGCGCGACATGGTGTCGGAGTAGTCGGAGATGCTGGCGCCGTGGGGCCGCATGGGCCTGCCGCAGCCGTTGCAGGAGGGCAGTTCCTGGTCGGTCATGCTGCTGCGCCTTCCGGCTTGTTGCGGGTCTTGCGGAGGGCCTGCCGTTCGCGGTAGCTGGTGCCGCCCCAGATTCCATCCAAGTCGGGGTCTTCGAGCGCCCATTCCAGGCACTGGGCGCGGACGGGGCACATCCCGCAGACCCGCTTGGCGTCCTTCGTGGGGCCGCCCCTGGATGGGAAGAACATCTCCGGGTCGGTCTGCGGGCAGATCGCGTCCTCGACCCATGACGGGACGACGATGGCCGGGTAGCCGCTCATGCCGCGTCTCCTGCCTGCTCGGTATTGGTCTTGATGATGAAGGCGACGACGGCGCCCAGGTGCGCTGCATGCGCGGCGTTCATCCCGGCCCCGAGGATCCCGGCGGGCGCCCCGCACCCTGAGCAGACGTAGCGGCCGCCGCGGAGGAACGAGTAGGGATGGCGGACGAGGACCGCGGCGATGGCCTCTTCGCTGAGGACGATCATGACTGCCTCGCTTCGGTGAGGTTCTTGTACTGGTAGTAGGCGACGCCTGCGTTCTCGCCGAGGTAGTAGTGGACCTGCTCGGCGGTGAGGCCGGTGGCGTCGAAGTCGACGATCTGCGGGTACACGGTGGCGAGGATCTCCGCGGCCCTGGTCATGAGCACACCTCCAGCAGGGCCTTCTCGATGTGGTCATCGTGCTCGCGGGCTGCGTGCTCCTGCGCCCACGCGAACGCCTCGGCCTGGGTGGCGAACCGCTGCCCGTAGCCCTTCCTCGGGGCGACGGCCATCCACGGCTCCGGGAACCTGCCCCACGACGGGACGCGCAGGAGCCGGTACACGGTCCACTTGTCGCTGATGGTGCATGCCAGCCGGCGCGGGATCCGCTGGGCCATCAGGCTGCCCTCCTGGACTCCATGAGCAGCACCCGCACCGGGAAGTGCAGGGCCCCCGACTGGGCGGTCTCGCGCTCGCCTGCCCTGTGCCAGACGAGCTCCGGCGCGAAGTGCGCGAACGGTGCCAGCTGCCACGCGACACCCCGCCGGTCCACGCACACGGCCCCGTCGCTCACCATGGCGTCGAGCCCTGCGGTGTCGTTCACGATCCACTGGGTGGCGGCGCCGCCATCCTTGATCTGGCTGCTCATGACCATGGCCTCCTGTAGGTGGCGAGCACGTAGGTGTGGAGGCCCGCGAGGACCAGCCCAGTCAGACCTTGGATGGCCCAGTAGATGGCGCCGAACCCGGCGAACCAGACCATCGGGCCGCTGCCGCCGATGACGAGGAGGAATGCCCAGCAGGGGAGAGCGAGTCCAAGCTTGCCGAGGGATTCCCAGCCGCGGCGGCGGACCATCCGCCGCGTGGGCAGCTGCATGCTCATGCCGCGGCCTCGGGCAGGTAGAGCACCCGTGCCGGGAACTCGATGGATTCGAGGAGGACCGCGTCTTCGCGGCCGGTCATGAACCAGGCGTCCCGCTCGGCGACGAGCTCGAGCATGTCCCCGGCGTTGTCGCGGACGACGGCGCCGGCGGGCAGCTGGGCGACCTGGTCGAGGTTGGTGATGGTGGGGAGGTAGATGCCGGTGAGCTGGTCGGCGAGGACGTGGGCGGGGTCGGTGGTCCCGCACCATTCGATGATGGCGCGCACGGCGCCGGTGGGGGCGCTCATGACCGCATCGCCTTCCCCATGAGCACGTCGAACGCGATGCCTTCGGCGTGGGCGCGGGTGGCGTCGTCGAGGAGGACGCCGCGGGCGAGCTCGCCGACGTTCTCGTGGCAGAGGGAGTGGACCGCTGCGGCGGCTTCGATGCCCTTGCCTTTGGGGAAGGCGAGGGTGATGCCGACGGCGACGAGGTCGCCGTTGCGGTCGGGGATGAACGCGTCGATGCTGACGGTCGCGCGATCAGGCTGCTGTTCCATGGGTGCCCTCCTCAGGGCTGTTTTTCTCGTTGGCGTAGGCCTCGGCGTCTGCCGGGTTCTTGAAGATGCGGCACCCGCAGTCGCGGGTGGGGTGCGGGCCCTCGGGGCAGCCCGGGGCACGGGCAACGAAACTGTTGGCAGTGCCGACCCGGGGGCGGGGTTTCCCGTCCCGGTTGTGGGTGGCCGCGGTCACCCGGTACACCTGCCAGCTCATGCCACCGCTTCGGACTCGGCCGCGGGGATCTCGTTGCCGTGGACGTCGACCTCGGCGAGGACCTTCGCCGCGCGGGCCTTGAGCTTCGGGGTGGTCCATGTTGCGGATCCGTCGAGGATGACGGCGTCGGCGGGGGCGACGGCGCATTTGAGGAATCGTGTGGCCTCGGAGTGGTAGTCCTGCGCCTGGGCGGGGCTGGGGGAGAAGTGCAGCCCGTACCCGCACACCGCGATGGGGTTCCAGTCGGGGGCTGTGACGGTTTCCCCGATGGGGTACTCGAACCCGTACGAGGACTTGAGGTTGTCGCCGACTGCCTTGTACACGATCAGGTCGCCGTCGTCCGTGGTCTCGATCCCGTGGTACTCGGTCCAGTGTTCCTGCGATTCGAGGTCGATCTGGGTGACGTCGATGACGGTGCCGCCCTTGATGTGCGCTGACGCGGAGTGCAGGTGGACCGCGACAAACCGCGAGGCGCGGACGGATGCCGAATCGTAGGCGCGGACGGATGCCGAATCGTAGGCGCGGACGGATGCCGAATCGTAGGCGCTGACGGATGCCGAGCCGTAGGCGCGGACGGATGCCGAGCCGGAGGCGCTGACGGATGCCGAGCCGTAGGCGCGGACGGATGCCGAGCCGGAGGCGCGGACGGATGCCGAATCGTAGGCGCTGACGGATGCCGAATCGTAGGCGCTGACGGATGCCGAGCCGTAGGCGCTGACGGATGCCGAGCCGTAGGCGCTGACGGATGCCGAGCCGTAGGCGCGGACGGATGCCGAGCCGTAGGCGCTGACGGATGCCGAGCCGTAGGCGCGGACGGATGCCGAATCGTAGGCGCGGACGGATGCCGAGCCGTAGGCGCTGACGGATGCCGAGCCGTAGGCGCTGACGGATGCCGAGCCGTAGGCGCTGACGGATGCCGAGCCGTAGGCGCTGACGGATGCCGAATCGTAGGCGCGGACGGATGCCGAGCCGTAGGCGCGGACGGATGCCGAGCCGTAGGCGCGGACGGATGCCGAGCCGCGCGCCTCGACCCAGGCTTCGCCCGTGGAGGTCAGCTCGAGCCAGACGCCCCTGGGGGAGTCGATGATGATGTACTCATCGCCTGCCTTGATCGCGGCGTCGAGTTCCTTCTGGGTGGTGACCTTGGTTGCCATTCGGGGTTGCTCCTTGGTGTGTGTTGGTGGCGCGGCCCCCGCCGCTTGGTGGGGGGAAGACGAGGGGCCGCGCCGGTCTATGGGGTGGGTTAGGCTGCGGCGCGTACCGCGGCGATGATGTCCAGGCCGAGCCCGGTGTTCTGCGCGATCACCGCGTCCGGGAGGCCGAGCGCGATCATCTGCTTCGCCTTCGCCGCCAACTCCGCCGGATCACCCGCCGCTGCAGGAGCTGGTGCCGGGGCGGGCGCGGCAGGGGCGGGCTGGGCGAACGCCGGCGGGGGAGTCGGGGCGTCAAGCTGCACACCCTGCTGCTGGGCGCCGAACGCCTGGTCGACCGCGGCCTGCGCGCGCGGCTCGATCCGGTACGTGTACAGCTTCGTGTCCGAACCCTGCTGCGACGGCTTCGTCCCCGAGAACGTCGCCGTGAACCCATACCCGGGGACGAGGGCCTCGGAGGGCTTGGACTTCCCGATGGCCTTGATCGCCGCCATCAGGGACTCCTTCCACGGCCCCCACGTCTTGATGTACACACCCCGCACACCGTCGTCGTCGGCGTCCACCCGCTGCTCGGTCTGGACCCTGACCACGATCTGCATCTGCGGGCGCCCGTCGTCCCACGTCTTCGGCTTCCCCGTCATGTAGTCGTGGATCTGCGACGTCGACGCGTCGAGGATGGTGCCGGTCACCGTGGTGCCCAGCGGGGACTCCTTCGTGAACGCGGACTTCGCGCCGCCGCCGGAGAGGACTTCGTCGAGTGAATCGAGTGACATTTTGGTTTTCCCTTCGTGTTTTTGGCTGCTTGCCTTTGGTTGGGTCTTAGAGGACGTCGTCCAGGCCCATGGGCCCGGTGACGCTGTTCGGGTTGTCCGGGAACCTCTGGCAGTCGCGGCATTCCTTCCCGGCCGCGATGTCAGGGTTGAAGGACCGGTTGTGGCGGGGGAGGGCGGTGATCCACGCGTCCACCGCGGCCTGCCCGAAGATCCGGAGCTGGGCGATCTTCGCGGCGATCTGGTTGGCGCGTTCGAGGGCCTTCTCGGCAAGGTCGCGGTTGAACGGCTCATGCCACCAGATCGCCTGCGACAGGCTGACCGCGTTGCGGGGGAGGTAGGCGATGCCCACCTCCGTGATGGTGTGGCCGGCGTCGTTCCAGCCCTTCGCGTACAGGTGCGCCTGCACCCGGTACACCTGCGACGGACCAGCCTTCGCGGTCTTGAGCGTGGACGCCCCCACGATTTTCCAGTCGTTCGTCATCCCCGCCTCGAGGTCCACGAGGTCCGTGGACCCCCAGATCTCGGTGCCGCCGATGGTGCCGACCATGACCCTCGCCTCGGTGAGGAACCGGCGCCCCGTGGTGTGCACGGCGTTGCGGTTGGCCTCGTAGGTGAGGACCATCTGCTCGAGCGCGGCGTGGACGGCCGTGCCGATGAAGGGCAGCCAGGGCACCTCGTTCTCGGTCTCCTGCCACCCGGCGAGCTTCGCGGCGAGGCAGTGGTCACAGGGGTTGCCGACCTCGGACGGGCCGATGACCTTCTGCAGGGAGCGGGGCTGATTGATGATGCCGTGCTCGATCAGCCCGCGCAGATCCGCGATCGCCTCGGCCGGGGTGATGCCGGTGAGGGAGGCGTACATCGGTGCCTCCTGCCGGTAGTCCCAGACGGCGGGGGGCTCGAACACAAGGGTCATGGCTGTTACTCCCTCCAGGTGTCGTAGATCTCGACCTGGGAAAGCTGGCCATCGTGCTTGAAGCTCACGATCAAACGCCCCGTGACGCCTGCGATCAGCGGGCCTTCAGACCCAGCAATACGGGCGAGGTCTTCGAGGAAGTTGACCTCGATGTGCCACATGAGGTCATCGCCGAGTACCGCTCCTGGACAGGGCGCAGCTGCCTGTGCTTCATCGGAGGTGCGGCGGATCAGGACATCGCCCATGTCACAGCACCTTCACGGAGGGGGTCGACGCTGTCTGGTACTGCTCGAGCACGCCCCGCTTCTGCAGGACAGCCTTCGCGTACGTGGTGTCCACCGAGCGCTTGTAGAACTCGGGGTTCTGCGCGACGGGGAAGTCCTCCTCGATCCGCGCCGCGTCGAGCCGCTGGCTGATCGTGACCCGGATCCGGTAGTCCCCGGCCGGGTAGTCGCCCTTCGCGGGGTGCCGGTCGGCGAGCTCGGCCTTGATTCCCGCGATGCGGGCGAGGATCGGTTCGGCCTGCTCCTCCAGTGCGACGAGCTCGGCGGCGAGGTCGACGTCGGTGCGTCCGTTGTTGGCGAGGGCCTGCTCGTGCTGCTGGTCGGTGGCGGTCATGGTGCTGCTCCTTGATGGTTGGGTTACTTGCTGGGCTTGGGCTTCTGAGAGGAGCCGTGGATGCGGCGGTCGTGGACGAGGCGGCGGTTCTTCACCTGTGTCGCCTCCTCGCCGTCGTTCGATGCGGTGTGGTCTGCGATCCAGCCGAGGCCCGCGAGGACCAGGAGGATCACGGCGAAGACGAACAGCTCAGGCATTGGGGTCCTCCAGCTGCCGGTGGGTGATGGTCGCTAGGAACTCCGCGATCACCTTCGCGATGTGCACAGGCCCGGTCTGGGCCCGCTGGCGGCGCTTGATCTCCCTGTCCAGGTCACGGGCGCCCGGGTGCCCGAGCCGCCGCAGGGCGATCTCCGCGGCGTAGAGCGTCGGCCACCCGGCCCGGATCGCCGCGCTGATCGGATCGATGCCCTGGTCGGTGAGGAAGTCGAACTCCTCGACCCTGGCCTCGGCCTCGGTGCGCTGCCTGCTCATGCTGCTGCCCTCGGCTGCCGGGACCGGTACGCTTCGACGTCCCGGAGGGGGATCCGGACCGGGGAGGTCTTCGACCCGGTGCCGGCCTTGTACGCGTGGGGGAAGACGCCCTGGCGGGCGAGCCGCGCCACCGTCTTCGGGTGCATCCCGGTCAGGTCGGCGACCTCCCGGATGGAGTAGTCCTTGCTCATGCCACCGCTCCCGGGTAGAGCGGGGCGAGGACCATGGCGAGCTCGTGGACGATGCGCTCCGCCTCGAGGACCACGGGGCAGGTTCCCTGCTCGCGGTCCTTCGCGACCTTGGCCGCGTTCATGTAGAGCCGCGCGAGACCGGGCTGCCCGGTGCGCAGTGCCCGTTCCGCGAGTGCGATCAGCTCGCTCGATGACCTTTGGGACATGGCAATTTCCTAAGGAAAGAGGGGATTTCAGGCTGCCCGCCGCTGCAGCTTGTTGCTCGCAACAGGCTCCACCTTGGGCAAAAAAAGAGTGCACGGAGCAAAGCCGAGGGCCTTCTCGATGGCCTTGGCCGTCGCCGGGCTGGTCGTAGTCCGGCCCCCGGATCGCAGGTGTCCGATGGTGGACTTGGAGACGCCGCACATACGCGCGAGCTTGGCCACCGAAACGTCCTGGTAGATCATCTGCCGCACGAGCGCCTGCCGGCTTGTTAGCTCCACGTAGAACCTCCCGTCGAAGCTGGTCTTCTTGGATCTGAGCATCTTGCTTCCTTCCCTTGTAATCGTAGTGTTGCGTGGTGCTGGATGCAAGCACCAATGTAGACGGGTTCGATTACAAAAACAAGGGTCCGCAAAGCCTCCAGATCGGCGGCAGGACAAGTTACATCCGTGTGATTTGTAGACGGTGCGTCTACAGTGTTGCTTGACAGTACCTACCGCGCACCACGGAGCCTTGTAGCCATGAGCACACGTCGCCCAATCCCAGCTCCATGGCAGAAGCTCATGGAAAAGAAGAAGATCCGTTCCCTTCGGTGGCTCGCTGAGCAGGCCGAACTTCCCCACACCGTCGTGACCAGGGCGATCCATGGGGACGCCATCCCCTCCCCGGAGACGGTCGAAGCGCTTGCCAGCTTCCTCGAGCTCCCACTTGCCGAGGTCTACTCACTGCTGGGCCAGGATGTCTCCCCGGAAGCGGCGAAATGGGACCCGCCCGGCGAGTCCGCGCTCCTCTCGTCTGAGCAGCGAGAGATCCTCGAGAAGCTGATCAAGGTGATGGTGAAGCCGGCGAACGGCCAGGGCCGCGGGCGCAGCGCCGAGGACGAGGACCCAGTCGACCGCGAGGCCCGGCACATCAGGAACGAGTCCTACCACGGCTCCGGGAAGAGCGAACGCCTCACCGATGACGACTACACCGAGGGATACCGGCTAGCAGCGAGCGACGACCCGCAACAGGGCCGAAAGGACCGGGGCGCACCCCCCGAGGCGTGATCAATATCACGTTCTAGTACTGCTTACCGCAAGGGAATGCAGGGGAATGCTCAAGATTCGTTAGGTGTCGGACATCACCCCTACGATCCTTGCACCGGGCTGCGCTGGGCGGCCCAAAGTGCAGTGCGGGGGCGTGAAAATTGAACATCGTGAGGAAGCGGATGCCCGACGGCATCCACGGCGAGACCGACGGATCGACCATCTGGGTCGACGACAGGCTCGACGAGGTGCAGGTGGTGTGCACCATCCAGCACGAGCTGATCCACATCGAGCGCGGGCAGCGCCGCAGACAGCCAGAGGACGTGGAGACCGAGGTCCGATACGAGACCGCGCGCAGGCTCCTGCCCATCGAGACCATGGTCGGGAAATGCCGGTTCGACGTCGAGCTCACGGCGCGGATGCTGATGGTCACCCCGCGCGTCCTCATGGACCGGGCCGCGACCCTCACCGCCGAGGAAGCCGTAGCCGTCGGCTGCGACCGATGCAGGGCCTGCCCCGCCATGGCCTACCGCTTCCAGGCCCCTGCCGCCGCCCCTTCGGCTGTGGGGGCATGACCCGATGACCGACCATTCGCATTACGCTCTACGCGTGCGCGCGCGTAGAGGACAAATCAAACCATCGGTCATTCGGTCATCATCCCGGGCGGGCTCCTATGCCACACGTTGAGGACCTCTGGGTTTCCAAGCGCACCAAGCAGCGCAAGGCCAACTACGGCAAGGGGCTGCGCTGGCAGGCCGTCTGGGACGACGGCGGCGAACGGCAGCGCAAGAGCTTCCGGGTCAAGGACGCCGCCGAGGCCTACCTGGTCGACGTCGCCTCGAAGAAGGCCACCGGCACGTATGTCCCCGCTGAGAAGGGGCGGGCCCTCGTCGGCGACCTCTTCGACCCATGGGTGAAGACCCTGATCCACTACCGGCCCAAGACAGCGAAGAACGCCGGCTACGACATCGAGGCACACCTCAAGCCCAAATGGGGCGCCACCGCTGTAGCCGACATCGACACCGCCGCCCTGCAGCAGTGGGTGTCCGAGCTCACCCAGAAGGGCATCGCCCCGCGCACCGTCACCACCGTGTACGGCCGGTTCGTGAACCTCCTCACCTGGGCCGTCGACGAGGGCTATCTGGCGAAGTCCCCGGCAGGGAAGAAGGTCAACCTCCCCAGGGGCCGGGTGACGCAGCACGTGTACCTCGAGGTGGACCAGTTCGACGCCCTGCACGCTGCCATGGATCCCCGCTACCGGGACGCGATCGAGCTCGACGTCTGGACGGGTCTGCGGGCCTCCGAGCTGTGGGAGCTGAGGGTCAGGGACGTGGACACCCGGAGGCGGCGCCTGCGCGTGGACCGAGGCGTCGTCGAGGGCCACATCGACGACCCGAAGAACGGGCAGGGCCGCGAGGTTCCGTACCCGCGCCGCCTCGACCCGCTGATCGAGCGGGTGGTGGCCGGGAAGAAGCCGCACGAGCTGCTGTTCACGGCGCCGCGCGGTGGGCAGGTGCGGGAGAACAACTTCAAGCGCCGCTACTTCGACGACGCCGTGCTCGAGGCGGGGCTGGGGCACCTGGACCTCGACATGCACGACCTGCGGCATACTGCGGCGTCGTGGGCGATCGCGTCGGGGGCGACCCCGAAGTCGGTGCAGCGGATGCTGGGGCACAAGAACGCGAAGATCACCCTGGAGACCTATGCGGGGCTGTTCGACCAGGATCTGGACGCGGTGGCGGACCGGATGGGGGAGTGGGTCGATGGGCGCCGCGGGGTGCGGAAGCTGTCCCGGCGGCCGCTGCGGCGCGGGCGTCGGGTGAGGCTCAGAACCCACAGCCAGCCCATCGCGGGTCATTCTGCCGCGTGATTCCGGGGTAATGGTCCACGCTTACACCGTGGATGTCATCGGTTCGATCCCGGTAGGACCCACCGTCTTGTGGCCCGTGATTTCGCGGGAGTTGCCGCCTCTGAGGCCCGGATCCATGGGCTTTCGGGGGTTCGGTCCGGGTGGCGGAATCCTGCGGAACTTGGAGCATTCTGGAGCGTCTTGCTCTTTTCCTCAGCCCATGGAAAGCCCATGGCGTGGTGGCTCCTTAGCAAAGTCGCATGGCGGGTGTACATTCACGGGCATGACGATGAAGTGGGCCGCTATGACGGCGGCCGTTGGGGGACTGGTCATGCTGTCGGCGTGCTCGTCGCAGCCTTCTGCAAATGACGCGTCGTGCAAGATCTTCGCGAACTCCTACAACGCGTACGTGACTGCCAGCAACGACTTCACGGACTCCCACAGCGCGGACCAGGCTGGCACTTACCGAGCTTCACGGGATTCACTGCCGAAGGACTTCGCGGACGCCTACGCCAAGGCGTCTGGTGACGTGGCTGTGGCGCTGAAGGACGCGAAGGATTCGGCGGCCCTCATGGATCAGGCCGTGGCGACGAACGCATCTGACAGCACGGTGCGGGGAGCGATCGCCGCGCTGAACCTCGCTGTCGACGACGTCGTGAAGAAGTGCGATGCCGCCGGGGTGAAGCTCGACATGGCGCAGTGGAAGCAAGCGTCGCCGTCCCCTGTGCCTACCCCTGAGGCGACGGTCTACCACTTCCACAACCCCTGAGACGGCGAAAGGCCCCCACCCTCGCGATGAGGATGGGGGCCTTGCTGTGAGATTTGTTACGTCAGTCCGGGGTGACGGTGTAGGTGCCGCAGTCCACGAGGACCGGGCCCTCGTCGGTGGTGGTGACGCGGCCCCACACGTGGAAGACGCCGAGGCTCAGCATGGACTGCTTGATGGCCGGGTAGCCGTCAACCCACGTCGTCACGGTCGCCCAGCCCGAGGTCGCGGCGCCGTCGGGGACGACGCACATCTCGACCGTCTGCCCGGGCGTGCCGGATGCGACGACGACGCCGCCCTTGGTGATGTTGCCGCGCACCCACACGTTCGTGGTGCCCACGGTGTACGTGATGACGGTCATGGCAGGAGTTCTCCGTTCCATCGGCTGGGTGGCAGGGAACCGGCCCATGGACCGGGGGCGATCGAACCGGCCCACCTGTTCGGCTCGGGCGCGCCCGCGAACATGTCGTGGTGGGGTGGCGTGAGCGACGTCGTCGCGGTCAGCGTGCCTGTCCCTGCGAGCGCGGCGGCGCCAGCCACGGCCGGGACTGGGGTGAGTGCCAGACTGCCGGACCCGACGAGAGCTGCCGTGATCACCATGGCTGGCCTTGTCGTGGCCGCGAGCGCCCCAGATCCGGCCAGACCGACAGCGAGGGTCAGCGTGGGCTTCACAGTGGCCGCGAGCGCACCCGAGCCCGTCAGGGACGCGGAGAGCGCCACGTTCGGCGTCGAGGACGCGGTCAGCGCTCCTGAACCCGTGAGGCTCGGTGTGGCGGTGTAGCTGCTGCCCGAGCTCGCGGAGAGCGTTCCCGTGCCGCTGAGAGCAGCCGTGCCGGTCATCGCTGGCGAGCCGGAGCCGCTGAGGGTACCGGTGCCGCCGAGGGCCGCGGTGATCGCCACAGCGGGCTTCGTGGTCGCGGTCAGTGCGCCCGACCCGGTGAGGTTCGGGCTGGCCGTGAACGCGTTCCCGGTGCTGAGCGTGCCGGTTCCGGTGAGGCTGGCTGTGGTCGAGACGGCCGGGGTGTTGCTGGCGGTGAGCGTTCCAGTTCCGCCGAGCGTGCCTGTGGCCGACGTCGCGGGGGTCGTGATCGCCGTGAGGCTTCCTGTGCCGCCCAGAGTCGCCGTGGCGGCTGTCGCTGGCGTGGTGGTCGCCGTGAGCGTTCCAGTGCCCGTGAGGGCCGCGCTCGCTGTGATCGCGGGCGTCATCGTGGCGCTCAGCGAGCCGGTGCCGCCCAGTGCAGCCGAGGCCGTAATCGCCAGGGTTGCCGACGTAGTCAGCGCGCCAGTGCCGCCGAGCGAGGCACTGAGCGGAACCGCTGGAACGACGGTGGTCGAGAGCGCCCCGGAGCCGGTCAGGCTAGGGGAGGCCGAGAAGCTCGAGCCGCCGCTCGCTGCCTGGATCTCGATCGCGAGGAGCGAGTACGTCTGCCCTGTCGGTGCGGTGACGCCGTACGTCGTGGCACCGGCGGTCGGTGCCTGCAGGTAGTCGTAGTAGGCGACGTAGTTGTTCGTGGAGCGGTTGTCGATGCCCTCGGAGGTGTTGTTCGAGGAGTTCGAGTAGGTGGCACTCGTGGGGCTGTTCGCGGCCCAGTCGGCATCCATCCACGAGATAACGGAGCCAGCGGCCGTCGTGGTCAGCGAGGACGTGGCCGTGCCGGTGCTGACCTTCTTGTTCAGCGCCGGGCTGCCTGCGAGCTGGCAGGTGGTGCCGTCCCAGCGTTCGACCATCATCGAGTGGAACTGGGCCGAGCCGCCCGCGACCGTCGAGACCGTGACGGTGGTGGCGGAGCCGCCCGCGGTGACGGCACCGGTCCACATGTACGCCGAGCAGTGGCTCGAGGTGGTGTCCGACTGCTGCAGCGTCCACGTGATCGTGTTCGCCGAGTTCGTCGGGGTGTTCAGGTGCAGCGTGGAGTCCTCGCCCGCGGCCTTGACGACGATGATGTCGCCCGTGGCCGGGGTGAACGAGGGGGAGACGAGGCTGGTGCCTTGGCTCGTGGCCGTGACCAGGAATGTGTTGGTCGGGGTCCGAGTCATGGCACCAGCCTCCCTAGGGTCACGGGCCGGCGGTGATCTGCAGCGCCAGCACGTCGTCGATGGTGCTGAGCCCGTTCGCCTTCAACGTGTTCGCGGTGATCGTCGTGGACCCCGTGGGGACCGCGTACGCGTTCGGGCTCGTGTCGGGCGTCCCGTCCGGCCCGAGCCCGATGTAGATGTGCCTGAGCGAGCAGGCCGGGTCCCGTGTGACCGTGGTGTTCTGCAGGGCGCGGGTTGAACTGCGCCATGCGACGCTGATCGTCAGCGGGTTCCCGAGCGGGTCGTTAGCGGACCAGATGTACGGGTTCGGCGGGACGTAGGTCCCGATCACGGGTTGACCTGGTAGATGTGGATCGTCGTCTCGGCGGGGAATGAGTCGGTGAACGTTCCGCCGTTGACGGGGATGGTGCGGTTCTCGCCGACGACGGTGACGGAGGACCACGAGCCCGCGAGGGTGAACGTGCCCGTCCGTGCCGTGTGGTCGGTGTTGCCCGCGATGACCACGGGAGCGCCCCCGTTCCACTTCGCCGCGGCCTTCACGCCGGTCGAGGCGGTCACGAGGCCGACAGCGTCCGGGCCATTGAGGGCAGGCGCGATCTGCCGGATGGTCGCCGTCTCGGCCTGCACCTGGGCGCGGATCGGCGCGTAGTGCGCGTCCCGGAGGACGTGCTGCGTCTGGAACGAGCCGGAGAACGAGTGGTTGAAGAACAGGATGCCGCGTGCGCCGCCGATGATGCAGTGCCAGATCGCGGCCCGGACCTGCGTCGGGGTGATCTCGATGGCCGTCGTCGAGGACGGGGCACCGGCCTCCACGAAGCCCCACACGGGCTTGGTGTACCCGGCGAAGCCGCGCATGCGCTCGACTACGATGCCGTAGTTCCGGCCGCGGCGTGCCTGCTCATCGGTGAGGCGGTTCGTGCCCTGCCCGATGGTGCGGCACATCTCGTAGGTGTCTTCGGTGTAGAAGTACTGGTCCGCGGAGATGAAATCGTGGAGGCGGACGTACTTCGGGGCGTCGGCGTCGCCGTCGTCGCAGGAGAGGATGCCGAGGCCGACGTTGACGTAGACCGGGCGGCCGTCCTTCGGCAGCCCGGCGACGCGGTTCTGCTCGTCGGTCATCTGCTGCGCGGTCGGGGCGCCCCACCAGCCGGGGATCATGTCCGGCTCGTCCTCGGTCATGTACGAGGTCGTCTCGGTGCCGCGGTTGGGCATCGAGAGGTCGTCGGGGTGGAGGCACGCGAACATGCCGCCCGCCTTGATGAGGTCGAGCCGCGAGTCGGTGATGAGGCGCATGTAGGTGTTCAGGCCGGTGGCCGAGTCGAACGAGACCTGGTCCGCCGTGGAGGTGCCCTCGTACCAGACCCCGATGGGAAAGAACGACGGCGAGGTGGGGAATGTGGGGCCGGTGAACTTGCCCCAGTAGTTCGCGCCGCCGTCCGGGTCCTTGAGGGTCACACCGGCCGGGAGCGCACCCGAGGGTGCAGGTGTGGGAGTCGGTGCGGGAGCTGGTGCCGGCGTCGGTGCAGGGGCAGGAGCGGGCGTGGGGTCCGGTGTCGGCGTGGGCGCCGGGGTGGGATCAGGCGTCGGTGTCGGAGCGGGTGCTGGTGCTGGATCCGGGGTGGGCGCCGGGGCGGGAGCGGGAGCTTCGAGCGCGGCGACCCGGTTCGTGAGCTCGGTCAGCTGCGAGCCGAGGGCGTTGAGCTGCTGCAGGACGTTCGAGATGTTCGTCTCGTCCGTTGCCTGCGCGGTCTGGATGTTCTTGATCGCGGTGTTAGCGGTGTCGATCTGGGTCTGCAGTGCGGCTTTCGCCGCGGCGAGGTCTGAGGGGGTGACGACGGTGACGGACATTGGGGGCCTTCCGGTGTGGTGCTTTGCGGTGGGTTCCCTTTGGCCGCGAGCCGAGACTCTCGCGCTGGGATTGGAAAAGGGTGGGCCGCGACATGCGGCCCACCCTTTGATCACGATTGAGTATACGTAGCGGTAATAGTGTACGTGCCCTGCGACGCAAACGTCTGCGAGGTGATGTCGCAGCCCGCGTAGTAGGTGTTCGCACCGCTGGCCGTGGAGACGAAGCCGAGCGAGACGACCGTCGTCGAGGCGGGCACGTTGAACGCCATTGCGGCGGATGTGACCGCTCCGCCGGACGCGGCGCCCCATCCAGCCGAGATGCGCGCATACGCGGGCGAGCCGCCGGACACCTCAGTGCCGAGGGCCGACGTGGTGCAGGCCGTGGTGCAGAGCGCACCGTAGGCCGCGTCCTGCCCGAACTTCGTCGCGAGATCGTTCTTGACCGTAGTGGTCAGCTGTGTTGCCATGATCAGCCCTCCTCAGGCGTGTCAGATACTTCGACGACAGCCCAACGGGTGCGGGCGTCCGCTACGTAGCCCTCGAGGATCTCCTCGGGGACCAGATCGACAGCCTCATGCTTGAAGTCGCCGACGACGTTCGTCATGGTGACGCGGCGCTTGCTCATGCGGCCGCCTCCCCGGAGACCGGGTCGTTGCTGTACACGGGGGCCGGCGGTGTGGCCTCGGATTGGATCGCGGAGCCGGGACCGGTGGCGACGGCGGTGGTGGAGGCGACAGGGGTGGAGGCCACGGTGTTCGAAGCAGGCGCGCTCTGGCCCGAGCTGGGCGGGGCCACGGGGATGCGCAGCGGGTCCGCCTTGTAGTACTCCGCGATCGCCTTGATCAGCGTCAGGAGGACGCCGAACACGAACAGCTTCCACGGGCCGAGGAAGTCGAACATGTCCGGGGTGAGGGCCGTGACGTTCGACGCGAGGGAGGTGAAGAGGATGCCGACGACGACGCCGACGATCACCTTCGGGCTGACAGGGTTCCGGCTCATCACGCCGTCCTTTCCATGATCTTGGCCGCCCACCCTTGGCACAGCGCGAGGTCCGCGATGTCGCCCGGTGAGACGTTCTGGGGGAGGCGCCCGTCCTGGAACGCCTCGAAGTCCACGGCACGCCACACGAGGTCGACGAGCTGTGAGCAGAAGAGCCTGTCGGGGCGGGCGACCTGCCGGGACAGGGAGGGGAGGCGGATGCCGTACTGGGCGAGGCCGAGCGCGAACACGTCCGCCCACCCGTACGGGATCCCGATCAGGGCCTTCGCGACGGCGGGAACCTTGTCCCGCTGCTCGGGGGTGAGCGGCGGGGAGAGGATCAGATCGCCTTCCTCGACATGCCCGGGTTTCGCGCCGGGCTTGAAGTCCGCCTCGACGGTGTTGCCGAGCTCGTCGACGATGAGGCGCGCGTGGCAGTACCTCGAGGTGGTGATGACGCTGATGGCGTGCCCGACGAAGTTGACAGGTCGGAACAGCGCGACGTCGCCCGCTTGCATCACTTCTCCTGGGGGATGTAGGTGAAGTCGTCCCGCACGAGGTTCTGGGCGCCCCAGATCGGTGCCGTGATCGCGTGGATGCCGACGAGGGAGTGCCGGTGGTGGACGTCGCACAGCACCCAGAGGTTGTCCTCGGAATGGTCGATGAAGTCGAGCATCGACTGCTGCGTGAACGGGGCGTCGTACTTGCCGGGGTGGCGCGCTTTGAGGTTGGGCCAGACGTGGGCGTTGAACTTGCCCAGGTCGATGGCGTTCTGCAGCGCCCACTCCACGATGTGGTGGTGGGTCTCCATTGCCTTCGACCCGTGCCGGTTCTGTGCCGGGTCTTTGAGGGTCGAGTTCCTGACCCCGCAGATCAGGCACGGCAGGTCGCGGACGACGGCGAGCCGGTGGTGGACCTTCGCGTACTCCGGGGATTCGGTGCGCGCGTCGTGGGCAGGATAGAAGACCTGCTCGCTGAGGGTCCGCGCAACCTCATGCGCGCCGCTCACGCGGATGGCTTGGTGTTCAGTCGCTTGGCGAGCTCGTCCGCGACTTCCTGCGCGATGTCCGCGGGGATCGCAGCGGCGAGCGCTGCAGGGTCGACGGTGGCTTTGATCCCGGCTAGGGCCTGCGGGAGGATCTCGTTCTGGAGGCGGTCCTCGGCGGATCCGACAAGCGTCTCGGCGTACTCGAGACGGTTGAGGCGACGGTTCAGGACGAACGCGCCCGGACCCTGCCACACGTGCTTGGCGAGGTTGTTGAGGATGTCCTCGTCTTGGAGGACGTTCTTGAGGTCGTCGATCGTTGCCATGATGTCCTCCTCGGGGACGGGTGTGACGTTGGTGGAGTCGGGGCTGATGGCCGGCTGGCCCGCTGGTGTGCCGTAGGCGGCCCACGCGGCGGCGTCACCGTAGAACAGGTCGTCATCGCCGCCGGACGTCTCATCGACGTCGGAGTTCTGCCAGATCGCGATGACCGGCCACGGTGCCGGGTCCCCGAACCCGGAGCTGTTGTAGGCCGCGCCCCAGAGGCCGCAGCCGAAGTCCACGAGCGGCTGCCAGTTCCAGCGGGCGTCCTTCTCGTGCGACCAGTCGATGTAGATCACGGTGGTCAGCCCGGACAGGGCCTTGATGCGCTGGCAGAACCTAAGGGCCCAGCCGACCGGGTCGGCGGTGTTCGTGAAGTAGTTCGCCTCGATGTCGAGGGCAACGATCTCCCCGGCCTGCCACAGGGTCGAGACGACCGACCAGAAGTAGTTTGCTTCCGCCTCGGGTGTGTTCGTGCCGTTGGCGAAGTGGTAGTGGCCGACGAGGCGTCCGGCGGCGCGCGCGTTCAGCACCTGGTCGTGCCACGACGCCGACGTGTAGCCGACGCCCTCGGTGGCCTTGGCGATGACGAACGAGTTGCCGCCGATGTTCGGGTTGCCGGGCTGCCAGCCGGAGATGTCTGTTCCGTCGATGGGCATGAGTGCTCCCTAGAGGTGGATTCCGGGCGGGACGTCTGCGGGGTGGATCTCGTCGATCGCCCCGGCGGTGCGGATGATCCCGACGAGCTTGTAGATGAAGGCCACGAGCCGGTCGTTGCGGTCCTCGAGGGTCTCGATCTTCTTCTCAGCCGTTTCGAGGCGGCTGCGGAGCTTCTCGACTTCCACTTGTAGCGGCTTGACGAGCGTGTCATTGATGGCGTCGATGAGCTTCTGCTCGGCGGTCTGCTTCGCGAGCTCCGCGGACTGCTCGGCGATCCTTTCCGCGCGCGCCTCCGATTTCCGGCGCCCGATCCACCCGCCGACCGCTCCCAACGCGGCACCGAGGCCACCAGCACCGCTGATCAGGGTGGTGATCAGCCCGTCGTCCATGCCGTTCACCAGCCGATGGCGATGTAGTCGAGGCGGATGGACTGCGACGCGTAGTTGGCGTTGGTCGTGGCGTTCCGGGCGTGGAAGTACGCCGTCGTGAGGGTGGCGTTGGCCGAGCCCTGCGTGATGAACACGCCGGTTCCGGTGGCGACGTCGTCGGCGTTCATGCCGACCCAGAACAGGAGCCCGTTGGGGAACGCCTGCGGGAACAGGAAGTTGCTGTAGCCGTTGGCGTCGGTGGTGCAGACGATGGTGCCGCCCTGGATGATCGGCACGTAGGCGCCCGACTGCAGGTTGGTCAGCAGGTTCGAGGCGGAGCCGACGTGCGGGTTGTTCGCCCACACCTTCGGGACCTGCTGCGTGGCCCAGTTCCCGGACCCGTCGCGGGTCTGGATCGGCGCGCCGGGCAGGTCGGTGCGGGACACTGCCATGCCCGCGTACACACCCTGCGGCGGCACGAGCGCGTCCCGCTCGGACTGGGACGCGACGGGGACGACGGCGTTCGTCGTGTCGGCCTCGGTCGCCATGTCCCCGGCGAGGTTGTAGGCGTCGCTGTTGACGATGGTCTTCGCCTTGTTCCACCGTGTCTGTGGCATCTCAGCGGCTCCAATCGAGTTCGATGTAGCCCGAGTTGGGCTGAGTGTTGCGGCCGTAGAACCCGGCGTACGGGTTGTTCGTGATGCAGATCCCGCCGCCGTTGAGGAGGTCCGTGGCGAACGACAGTGGCAGGCCGATGACGGTGGGCCCCTGCCACGGCTGGGCTGTGACCGCGACCGCCCCGGAGCCGAGCGCGACGTTCCCGCCGGGGCGGCGTGCGCTCGTGTGGGAGTAGATGTTCACCGTGATTGCGGAGCTCGTCGCACCGGCCCCGTTGCGGCCGGGAAGGGTGAACCTGATGGCCGTGATCGTGCGGCCCGCGAGCTCGGTGGGGGACCCGCCGTAGAACCAGGCGCCGGTGAGCATCCCGGACCCGAAGTCGCCCTGGTAGACGTTGTTGCCGCCAGCCCACGAACCCCACCCGCCGGGACCCCAGTACGTGGAGGTGTCCACGGCGGCGTACCTGCCGGTGCCGGTCGATGATGGCGGCGGCGGCGCTGCGACGGGCGTCGCTGGCGGGGGTGCCGGTGTGGCGCCGACCTTCGCGATCGCTGTCGGCACACCGCTGCCCCACGTGAGGATCACGTTGTCGCCCACCGTCGGCGTGTACGTGGACGCGAAATAGGACGTGTAGTCAGTGCCGTCCGACCCTGTGACGGTGATCGTCGAGGACGACGGCGGGACGGTCTTCACGGTTCCCTGCGACGGCCGCGGGGTGGGGGCGAGCCTGCCGGTGACCCACGCCTCGGCCTGCCCCTGCGGGCCTGCCACGAACTCGACCGCGACTGGGTCGCCGACCTGCACTGTGACGCCGTCGTAGTAGCGGGCCGGGATGATGTTGCCGTTGACGTTGACCGCGAGCGCCTTCGAGCCGGTGCCGGGCGAGGCGTACACCATGACGCCCTGCAGCCGGTTCGGGGGCTGGGGGGTGCTGTCGACGTAGGACTGGATGCCTGAGTAGTCCACGGCCGCACCCCCGCTCAGCTGCGGGTGATTGGTCCCGCGATCGTGTAGTTGGTGCCGGACGAGAGTGCGGTTCGCACGTCGTAGTAGTTGCAGCGGACGGTGAGGCTCATCTTGTCGACGGAGGTCTGCGTGCCTTGCATGGACATCTGCACGATCCGGCCGTTCAGCGGGGGCGCCATCCCGTCTGTGCGGGAGAGCGGGATGGTGACGATGTCGCCGATCTGCAGGTGCGGCATTGGCAGGGCGGTCACGAGGAGGTCGGTGGTGAGCCCTGCGATCTGCGTGTCGCGCATCTGGGCCGCGTAGGCGTCGGCCTGCGCCTGCGTGGTGAGCATCGTGGAGTTGTAGAACGTCGGGTAGCGTCCGTGGACGCCGGCGAACGCGAGCTCGCCGCCGGTGACTGACGCCGTGCCCCGCACGGGCTGCTGCTGCCCGTTCACCGTGGCGGTGCCGTCGGCGACGAAGTAGTTGTAGGTCCCGTCGTAGGACTGCTCGGTGTCGACGGCGACCTGCAGGCCCTCGGGTCCGCCGACGAGCGTGGCGACCGAGGCACTCGTCAGCGGGTATACCTCGCACTGGCCGTCGCCGTTCATCCGGACGGCCGCGCCGATGCGCTGCGCCAAGTCCTGAACGGCTGCCCACCGGTCTGCCTGCTGCTGGTAGATCAGTGTCGTGTTCACGCCCGTGTCCACCACGCCGGAGAGAACGGTCACCGGGACGCGGTCCTGCAGGAGCCGCTTGATCTCGCTGACGACCGTTGGCGACGGCGAGGCCGGGGGCGACTCGGGGGCGATGAACCGGTCGTTGGCGATCATCTGCGACAGGTCCACGCCGCTGACTTCGATGGTCGCGCCGGATGGTGCCTGGACGATGCGGGTGTTCGGCGCGACGGGCGTGTTCGGGGTGACGACGCCCTTGTCGCTGATCGTGTACGTGACCCATTTCTGCTGCGGCTTGGACCGGGTGATCCGGTGCCAGTCGAGGTTCACGGTCCCTGCGCCGCCCACACTGTAGATGCACTGCAGCCGAGCTCCGCCGACGCCGAGCGGGTCGGACAGCTGCCATGGGGCGAGCCGGTTCGTGGGGTCCTGCACGGTCAGGGAGAGTGTCGTCGCCCGGGCGGCGTCCCAGTTCGCCGACCACTTGGCGATCTTGAGGGGCTCCGGCCACGCGAGGGACCCGTTGTACCAGACGTTGACGATCAGCTGGTCGCCGGTGCGGGAGCCCTTGAGGGCGGCGAGGGTGTTCGAGTCGATCGGGCGCACCTTGCACCCCCTCTAGCTGTAGGCGTTAGCTGATCCGGTGAAGGACGGGCTGGTTCCGCTGATGTCCACGCACGCCCGCCAGTACTTGGCCTTCACGTCGAACCGCTTGCACACCGCTGTCGGGGCGGTGATCGGGTCGAACGCGTCCCGCGGCTCGGAGTCCGCCCACACGGCGCCGTCGAGCGACCACTGGATGTGGAACACCGCCGAGGCGTCCGTGCCGGACACGTCCGTGACGTTCAGGACCACGGCGATCCACGAGTCGGTGGACCCTGCGACCTGGCCGACGCCGGCCGCAGTGGATGTCATCACCGTCCCGGAGAACAGGGGATTCGCTACAGGCATGGGCTCTCCTACGCTCCGGTCGGGGATTTGAGGACGTCGAGGTAGAGCTTCGACGCGAGGGTCGTCTGGGCCTGCTGGTAGGTGGCCCACAGGGCTGCGACGTTCCCGTACGTCCACACGGGCACGAGGATCGCGGCGGTGGGGGCGGCGACACCTGAACCGGTGATCGACCATTTCGTGAGCGTCCCCCCGAACGCGACCGTGACGGGCTGCTCGACGATCTTCGGCATGGCCGTGTAGAACAGTCCGGGCACGCCGTCGTTCCGCACCCCGGGCGGCCGGACCAGCAGGATCGCGGTCTGCTGCAGGAGGTTGCGGAGGTTCGTGGTGGTCTGGGCGGTGTTCGTGAACGTATCGAAGGGCACGTTCTGCGCGATGAGCCGCTGCCCGCCGATCGCGACGGGCTGGTTCGACCCGGCCACGGGGATGATCGCGACGTCGGAGGTGTACTCGAGCGCCTTCACTGCGGCGGCGGTGAGGGACGGCCTCGACTTGTCGCCCTTCGCGACGGCGAGCGCGATCGCGGACGACGGCACGAGGGGGTCCTGTATCCACCACGTGGGCTTCCCGAGCGCGTCGGTGGGCGACGACACGGTGATCGTGGACGTCGGGGTGACGGCGCCGGCGGATACCCCGGAGACGACTTCGAGGTCGTAGGCGACGTTGCGGCCGAGGGGGACCTCGTAGTCGACGATGGCGTTGGAGCCGTTGACGGTCATGCCACGGGTGCCGCGCACGGCGGTGCGGGCGCCGTCGGCGGTGCGCCACACGTTCACGATGTTGTCGAACGGTGCGAGGTCCGTGAGGGTGATGGTCACGTTCGGGCAGGGCGAGGAGCCGGACACGAGCGCGATCGCAGGGGTGTACGTTGTCGCGGTGGATGTGGACTGGTACGGGGTGCTGGTCCACGCGTACACCACGGATCCCGCGTCGACGGTGTCGCCGTCGAAGTAGGTGCCGACCGAGGACGACTGCTCGTAGAAGCCCGAGTCGACGTAGTGGAGCTCGGACGTCGCCGCGGTGTTGTAGGCGATCTTCAGCGAAGCGAACGCGGATGACGCCGGGGCGGTGGCGACGACCGACGCCACCGTGAAGCCCGTGGTGGTGTCGGCGACGCCCGTCCCGGACGACGTCGAGAGCAGGGTCCCGGACGAGTTGTACCAGCTGATGCTCAGCGTCACGGTCCGCGACGTGGCCGCTGCCTGGGACTTCATCTGGAATGCGTACGACAGGCCGGCGGTGACCGCGATGCCGCTGGTGCCGGTCGCGGTGGCGGCGCTGAACGCCGCCGCCGTCGATGCGGTCAGGGTCATCGAGTACAGGCCGGAGTCGGACTTCGCCGTGCTGGTCCCGAGGGTGCAGTTCGTCCCGGTCCAGCCGGTGGTGATGCCGCCCTCGAAGGTGCCGTACTTGAGGAGGTTGGTGCGGACTGTGACCGACAAGCGGCACCTCCAAACGGGGGCTTAGTGCGGGCTGGAGGTCAGATGCGGGGGCGGCGCATGGCCGCGTCGCGGAACGCGGCACCCACGCGGGCGTCGGCCCGCTTGTCCACGTATGCGGTGAACTGCTGCCCGTCGACGACGAGCGTCACCGTGTCCGGCATCGACTGCACCACCACGGGAGCGCCGCCGCCGGTCGCTGGGAGCTTCCCGGTGGCGTTCATGTACTCGAGCGCGCCGGGGTGGTCCCTGCGGATCTGGTTGGCCGACGCCCGGTTGATGACTTCCTCATCCGGGGTCAGCATCGCCCTGACCGTGTCCGTGCCGCGCGCGAGCGGATCGCCGATGCCGCCGCCTGCGAGGTACCGGACCGTGCCGCCGAGGGCGTACGCCACGGAGTCGCCAGTGTTCCCGACGCCCGCGGCGTGGCTGCCGTCGACCGTGGACTGCACCGTCGTCAGGTGGATCGTCTTGTCCGTGAGGGAGTCCTCGATCGCCTTGAGCGCCGCGAGCTGCGCCGCAGCCGCCGCGGTGTCCGCCTCAACCTTCGTCGGGACCACAGGGGGCACCTCGAACAGCTTGTTGATGTACGCCTGCACGCCGTCCGTGAGGAGTCCCTGCGCCCGGAGGGAGTTCTCGAGCGCGACCTTGTCGTCCGCGAGGGCCTGCGTGCCCTTCTCGGTGGACCCGGTCGCCTTCGCCACGGCCTCCGCGTGCTGCTGTGCCGAGGCAGCCGCCTGCTGGAGCGCCGCCTGGTTCGCCAGCGCGGCGTCGGTGAACTGTCCGGTCTTCTTGTCCACCTGATCGACGGTGTCGCCGTTCTTGGCCAGAGACGACGCCGCCGTGCTGGCGGACTTCGCGACGTTGGTCTGCGCTTCCATCAGGTTCAGCGAACCGCCGTTGAGGAGGTCGAGCGCCTGCTTCAGCAGACCCGCGGCGTCGTTCTCCTCCTGCATCTTCAGCGTCGTGGCAGAGAACTGGCCTTGGATGGACATCTGCGAGTCCACGAGACGCTCGACCGAGATCGCCGAGTCGGCGTACTTGTCGCCGACCGCCTGGATCGTCGCCAGCTGCATCCCGGCGGCGTCCGTGGTGTCGTTGTACGCCTTCTGGGCGTCCTGGATGTTCTTCGTCGTGATCCCGAACTGGGTCGCGGTGAACTGCAGCTGAGCGGCGGTGTTGCCCTGCGAGTCGCCGAACTGCTTCGTGGCCTCCGCCGCGTCCTTGTCGGCCTTGATCTGCGCATCGATCGCGCCCTTGTTGGCATTGAGCGCGTTCGTGACCTTGTCCGCGTCCGACTGCAGCTGCTTCTGCTGGTCGGTGTACAGGATCATGCCGGTGTTGCCGTCCACGTAGGCCTTGGAAACGTCGGTGGCGGCAGTCTTGGCGTCCTTGAGCTTGGCGTTGACCCGGTCGGTGGCCTGCGCCTGCCCGTCGAGGTACCCGATGAGGTCCTGGGAGGAGATTCCGAGCCGTGCGGCGGAGTCGATCGTGCCGTCGTTCGCGAGCTTCTGGGCTGCGAGGGCGGCGACGTTCTTCCCGATCGCGTCATTGTCCTGCTCGAGCGCGGACGCGTAGTCCTGGGCGTTGACCGTGGCCTGCTGCTGCGACCCGCTGGCGGTGGCGAACGCGATCGCGAGGCCGCCGAGGGCGGCGAGCACGATCCCGATCACCGGGACTGCCAGCTGTGCCGACATCCCGAACACGGTCATCTCCGCAGCGGCCTGACCCGTTGCGGCACCGAACCCGGACATGGCCCCCCGGGCAATGTTCAGCGCGGGCCCGACGGTGACGGCGAACGTCACGATCGAGGCCAGCACCGGAAGCGGGAGAGCATTCAGTGCACGGGAGAGCTCGTCGAGGACGGTGATGACGGTCGGGCCCAGCGGAGCGAACGCGGCGATGATGTGCCCCGCCGTGGTCACGAGGTCCTCGAGGAGCTGCGTCACCGAGGGAAGGTTCTCAACCGCATACCCGATGAACTGCTGGAACCCAGAGGACTGGCCGCCGGACATCAGCCAGCCCACGAACTCGGACAGCGCGGAGGACCCGGCGCGGATCAGCGGCTCGGCCTGCTCGAGGCCTCCGATGACGGCGGGGATGACCCGGCCGCCCATGTCGCCGAGCGCCTGCGCGCCCTCCGACACGAGGAGGTTGAGGGTCGGCATCGCGCCGTTGACGTCGTCGAGGGCCTTCGTGAACGAATCGAGCATGGCGACGGCGCCGATGCCCGTCAGCTGCTGCCAGTCCTGCAGGAGGACTTCGATCCCGGCCGAATACACCTTCCCGGCCTGGGAGCCGTTGTCCATGGCCTCTTTGATGCCGATGACGGCAGCGACGCCGGCGCCGGCCATGGCCACGAAGCCGAGGCCGAGGCCTACAGTCGCCGCCGCCAGCGATGCTGTGGCGCCGAGCAGCAGCGGGGACGCCCCGATGATGAGCTGCATCGCGGAGTAGTTCGTGGTGAGCGCGTCGGCGTTCTTCTTGTGCGCCTCGGTGCTCTTGTCGGCTGCGCTGGCGGCGTCGCCCTCGGCCTTCGATGCGGCCTGCTCGGCGTCCGCCAGCGTCCGGGAGGCCTTCTCCACCTGCTGCGACGCGCTCAGCAGCGACGTCTGAGCGCGGAGCCTCTGCTGGTCGGTGGCGTTCGAGTTCTGGTTGACCGTGTCGAGGTTCAGCTGGGCGATCTGCTGCCGGTTGGTGGCGATCTCCAGCGCCTGCTTCGCGGAGAGCAGCTTCCGGTCAACCTGCTCGGCGGTCTCGGCCGACCGGGTCGCGGCTTCGGTGGCAGCCCGTTCGCCGTCGATCGCGTCGGTCGAGATGCCGCGTGCTGCCGCGAGGGCCTTCTCCGCGGCGATCTCGTCAGCGTTGAGGGTCTTGCGGCCTTCGAGAGCTCGCGTGTACTGGTTGTCGGCGGCGACGAGTTCGGCCTGCGCCCGGGTGAGGGCCTGCTTCGACGTCGTCGAGGACTTCTCGATGTTGTTGAGGTCGATGTACGCGGACTCGAGCCGCTTCTCAGCCGCCGCGAGCGCTTCCAGCTCGGCGAGTGCCTGGCCGGTGTCGATCCCGGCCTTCATCTCGACCTTGCGGCCGTCGAGCTTGTCGGCCTCGGCCTTGGCTTCTTCGGCCTTGACGGTGAACTGGTCGATGTCGAGGACGAGCTTGGCGTTGATGGAGCCTACGGTGGTGGGTCCCTCATCGGCCATACCCGTTCACCCGCCTCTCAGTACGTCATGGCAGCGAAGTCGTCGGGGAGCTCTTGGTCCTGCTCGGCCTGTGCGGGTCGCGTAGCCCGCCAGAGGCGGGACCTGTCGGTCTGCAGGAGTCCGTACACGAGGGTCCGGAACTCCGCCCACGTCATCCGGGGCCGAGTGTGCAGGCGGATGCCGTACAGCTCCGTGAAGTCCGCTACGAGGAGGCCCCAGTGGCCGAGGATTTCTTTCCACGTGACCGGGGAACCTTCGTCGGCGCCTTCAGGCTCGTCGTAGAAGTCGTAGACGCCCGAAGCTGCGTCGTAGCTGCCTCGACCGCCGCCGTCAGCCTCTGCGTCATCTCCACCAGCGCTTTTGGGTCAGCCCATGCCTTCTCCGCGGCTTCGCGGCCGAACCGCCACTCGGCGATCGCGACGGCGACGACACGGGAGATCACTGGCGCCGCGACGCCAGCGGAGACGAGCTCGGGCAGCACCGGGCCGAGGAGCACGCTCGCGAGCTCGCCTTCGGTGACGCCTCCCTCGGCGAGCCTGTTCTGCAGCCTGACGCCCTCCTCGAGGGACAGCACGGGCAGGGTGACTTCGCGGCCCTTGAGGGGCAGGACGATGGGGCCTTCGATTTCTTCGAGCGGGGCGAAACCCATGGTGAGTGTTCCTTCGTGAGTGAGTGTGTGAGCGTTCCGTTAGGTGGGTGGCGGCCCCACTCACAAAGGCCGCCACCCGGTCTGGGTCAGCCGCGCGTGTAGGTGAACGCGGCCGAGGTGCCCGCGCCGTTCACGACGGTGATGTTCGCTGCACCCGCGGTGCCGGACGGCATGAGGGCTTCGATGACCGAGTCGGAGATCACGTCGATGCTCGTGCACGCGGTCGCGCCGAACTTGACGCCCGAAGCGACGACGCCCGTGAAGTAGGCGCCCGTGATGCGGACCATGGCACCCGTCGCGGCACCGGACGGGGTCGCGGAGATGATCGTCGCAACCTGCGCGGCGAGGGCCGGGTTCGTGATCGAGGAGACAATGCCGTCAGCGGTGAACGTGATGCCGACTTCCTCGATGTCCGCCACGCCCGTCTTGGACTGCTGGTAGTCCACGAGGAACAGGCCCGAGAACGCCTGCGAGGCGCCGTTGCGGTCGTAGAACCGCATGTACAGGCGAGCTGCGGTGCCGAACTGCAGCCACGTGGCGCGGGCGAGCTCCTGGCCGGGATCGAACGCGCCCGCGTTGAGGACGCGGCGGGCCTTGATCGAGACCTTCACGCCGGTGAGGGTCTTCTCGTACGACTCGAAACCGTTCGAGTCGTAGTCGTTGGCGGCCTGCAGGGTCGCGTTCTCCTGCGGGTTGAAGTCCGTGAGGCCCTTGAGCGGGACCCACGTGCTGCCATCGGCGGAAACGTCGACCTTGAAACGACGAGCAAGCGCATTGCTCACTTTGTGCCTCCTGGGGCTTTTCGGGCATGAAAAAAGCCCCACCGGGCGGTGAGGGCTTGAGGGTGTGAGTGGGTTTGGTGGGGCCGGCGCCTCACCCGCAACAAAACGCGGCAGGCCTGTTAGGTGGGGCACCGGTCCCGTTGCCGCGGTCTCGCCCCGCCGCGGCGCGGGGGTATTTGGGGGTCAGAACCAGCCGTTGCCGAGGTTCCGCTTCGACGTCTCCGGGAAGTCGAGGTCCACGTAGTAGTGGTCGATCCGCTCCCACCTGCGCTTCGCGTCCACGCCCATCGGCACTGAGGAGTTGCGGAGGATCTGCACGGCGTGCGTGGACCCGAACACCACGTCTTTGGTGTTCTGGACCAGGTCGAAGATCGCGTCGCTGAGGTCGTCGACGTCGAGATCGTCGTTCGGGATGCCCCGGCACTTCACCTGCACCAGAACCGTCCCGTAGGCGGCCTCGGTGGCGTCCGTGAGGGGGACGCTGGTGATGCACACGACCCGGTCCGGTGAGGGTGGCATGTTCTTGAACACGACGGCCGTCTCGCCGTCGAGGTAGGCGGTGCCGTCGGCCCGGTACACGGCGATGGAGGAGTCCGCGATCATCGTCGCGAACCCGACAGCGAGGTCCCGCATGGCGCCCATGGTCACCCCACATTACGACTAGTCGATGTGCTTGCGGAGTTCCTGGGCGACGATGGCGAGGATCTTCTCTTCCTCGGTTTTGAGGGGCTGCTCGAGGTAGAGAGCTTGCCCTTCCTCGTGCTTTAGCTGCAGCTCGTAGTGCTGGTAGCGGGCATACGGTCCGGGGTAGTAGACCTCAGCGCCGTCCGGGTTGACCTTGACCTCGGCTTCCAAGCGGAGGTTGCCGGTCTCTTTCGGGGTCTTGTTCACGGCGACGGTGCGCAGGTACTCCATGCCTTCTTTGCAAGCTTCGGGGACGGCGGCGATGACCTCGTCGGTGATCTGGGACAGGTGGATCGCGAAGTCACCCATGGTCGCGCCTCCGCTGCACCCACCGGTCCAGCGCCCGGTCGATGCCCCACATCACCATGCACCAGGCGGCGAGGATCAGGAGGGCGATGACGAGCGCCATGGCCGGGCCCCTTCTCATTCGAGGTACACGACGGTGTGCTCGACGCCGTCGAGGAGCCCGCCGACTTCGAGGGAGTTGACCATGATGACCTGCCCTGTGGTGCCGTTAGGCTGGGTGACGACCGAGTCGAGGGAGAACTTCGCCCCATCGGCCACACTGCAGTAGAACTGCGACTGGGAGACTGCCTGGGAACCGTCGGCGGCTCGGACCAGCTTGGTCTTCCCGTCGAGGAACCCTGTGACCGTCTGGGGCGCGGTGTACACGTCGCCGTTGGCGCCGGTGCCGGCCTTCTCCTTCACGGTCACCGTGTGGACGTAGAAGTCCTCAATCCCGGTCATCCGTACATCCAGACGTTCGAGCTGAGCAGGTTGTTCAGCTGCAGCTTCCGCGCAGCCTCCGGCACAAGGTTCCGCAAAGATGCGGACCTGGCCTGCTCGGCGTCGGCGGCGTTCGCGTACACGATCGACGCGGACCCGATGGACTTCGACGCCACCACACCAGCCGACTGAACGCCGCCCAGCGACGGGTCGACGCCCATGGCCGCCCACGCGGCCGCCTGGATGCACGTGGCGTCCCGCAGCGCGTTGTACGTGGCCGTGTCCGTCGCGAGGCCCGTCGTGGTGTCCACGGCGTAGTAGGCGGACGCGGTCGCCTCGAGCACCAGCGAGCTCGCGGATCGCAGCAGCTGCACCGCGTTCGCCGGGAGCGCCTGCTGCGTCCAGTTCGCGAGGTCGGTGGGCTGGGCGAGCATGTCGGGCACCACGAAATCGCCGAACAGTCCCGGCATGCCAGCCTCCCTAAACCTCTGTCGCGTACTTGTCGATGAGGTCCTGCTTCGTCAGGGCCTCGGCGTCGTCAGGTTCCATGCCCTGGGCGACGGCGTACCGCACCCACTCAGGCTTCCGAGCTGTGAGTGTGGGACGCTCGACCGGCTTCTCCTCGAAGGGTGACCCGTCCGCGTTGACGCGGCGGATGTACCCCTTCGCGAGCCGGTCGGCGATGGCCTCGTGGAGGGGGAGGGCGATCTCGATGACCGCGCCTTCCCCCTCCACGATGTGGATGGTCCCGGCCACTTACCGGCGGTTCGTCCGGAACGCCGTGACCGTGCCCGTGAAGGTCGCCTGCAGGTCGAGACTGATGGAGCCATCATTCTGCAGGAACCGGGCCGACTCGAGCGGGCCGATCCACACGGTCGCACCCGCGCCGACGGCGACGGTCAGGTCGCCCTGCCCGGAGGCGGTGGCAAGGGGCTGGGACCCGGCCCGGACGATCGCGTTCAGCGACCCGGCCGTGGTGTTCTTCACCCGCAGGGCGACCACCTCGGGGCGCGCACCAGTGATGGTGTGGCCGTTGGTCGGGTCCGCGGTGGTGCCGGCCGGGTCCGCCGTCGAGGTGGCGGCGGTGAGGTCGGTGAGCGGTACAGCTGTGCGTGCCATTGCCTAGGCTCCTTTCAGCCTTAGGAGACCGTCACGAGGGCGGTCGCGAGGGCGTCGGGGCGGACGAGCTTGCCGCCGTAGAGCACGAGGCCCTTCACTGCGTCCGAGAAGGACGACTGCGGGCGGTACGCCTCGATCTGGTTGATCTGCTCCGCGAACGTGATCGCCGAGTTCGTCCCGGCGACGGTCGCGTACTGCGACCCGGAGACGTTGGGGGCGTTGTTCGAGACGCGGATGTCGAACCCGGCGGCGCGGCCGACGTGGCCGTTGCGGAGGCCGTCGGAGGTGCCGGACTCGTTGACCTTCACGAAGCGTGCATCGCGGAGGAGGCAGCCGTGGACCTCGGGGCGGACGACGACCCACCGGCCCTCGGTGGGGACGTTGGCGAGGTCGAGCTGCACCTTGAGGGGCACGAGCAGCTTGTCGTACGCGTCCGTGGGGGTCGTCGCCGAGTTGATGGTGATCGCGCCGAGCGCGTTCGCGGACTGGGCGCCCGTGTAGAACGAGGCGATGTACTGGTCGATCACGTCGGCGAAGCCGAACGCGGCCTCGTTGACGGACTGCGGGATGACGTTCCCGCGCGCCTGCCGCTGGTCGACGTCGTCGACGGCGAACGCGAAGTACTTCGACTGGTCGACCACGAGCGTGCGCTGGGAGTCCTGCACCTGCTCGGGGGTGATGACCGTGGAGTTCGGCACGTAGGTGCCGATCGTCGGGCGGCCGACGGAGGTGATGCGGACGGTGTCGCCCGCCTGGGTGATCTCGCCCTCGTAGTCGCGGTTGACCAGGTCGCCGAACACGAGGTTCTTGCGGAGTGCGACGAGGAGGTTCGCGGACCAGATTTCCGGGCGGAAATTCAGGATGCTCACGGTGTGCTCCTTTCAGGGCACGAAGGAGTGATGGTGTTAGCCGCCGAGGAGGTGCTTGAGGAGGCCCTTGTCCTGGGCTTCGACGATCTGCTCAGGCGACATGCGCTTGAGCTGTTCCTCGGTGATCTGGCCTTGCTCGCCGGTCCCGCCGGTCTGCTCGATGCCGCTCGCGCCCACCGCCCGGGTGGCCTTGAGGTAGGGGTTGTTCTCGACTGCTGCTTTGATGGCGGCGTCGATCTTCTCGCCGTCCTTCGCGGGGTCCAGCCCGTTGATGGCGGCGAGGAAGCTTGTGGAGTCGAGGAGCCGTGCCGGGTCCGCGCCGTGGGTGGCGGCGGACTTGAAGACGGCGAGCTCGCGGCGCGCGGCCGCGGCTTGGGCGGCAGCCGTGTCGCGCTCTGCCGCGGCTTTCTTGGCGGCTTCGACGGGGTCTTCGTCGTTCTTGATGCCGAGCGCTGCGAGGGCGGCCTGGATCTTCTGCTGGGCGCTGGTCTCGGCGTCGCGGGCCTTGACCCGGTGGTCACCGGCTTCCTTGCGGAGGTCGCCGATGAGCTTCTGCACGTCGGCGGGCAGGGACTCGACCTTCCCGTCCCAGGCAGGGGCGGCGGGCGGTGCGGCCGGCGGTGCTGCCGGGGGTGCCGCGGGAGGGGTGTTGCCTTCGCCTGCGGGGTTCGGTGCGGGGTCGCTCATGGTGCTGTTCTCCTGTGTGAGTGTGGGTGTTTCAGTGGAGTCCGAGGTTCAGCTGCTGACGCCGGGGCCGGTTCACCAGGCCGTTGTCAGCCGCGAATGCCTTGGCCGCCGCGGCGCGGTCGCGGATGGCCTGGGCGGCCTGCTGCTTCTGGGCGGGGGTGATCGCTGCGGCGTGCTCGAGACGCGCCTGCCGCACCCGCCGCTCCAGATACCGCTGCCGCTGCAGCGCCTTGTACCGGGCCTCGTCCGCCTCGGACCAGTCGCTGGCGTGCAGGATGGTGGCGCCGGGCATGAACGGATTCAGGGTGTGCCGGCAGTTCGGGTGGAACAGCCCAGCCGCCCGCGCCTCGTCGATGGTCGCCGCCACGGTGAAAGTGACGTCGTCGCCGGTGAGCGCCGACGGCGCGGTCACGGCCCCGGTGACAGTCTGGGCGAGGACTTTGCCCGCCCATGGGGCGCAGAGCGGGCAAGGGCGGCCGTCGTCGCTGATCGTGAAGTAGTCGATCCCTGCCCGCGTGAACCGGTCCAGGTGGGAGGCGTTGTAGGCGCGCTGGGTGGCTGTCCTGACGGCCATCTCGACGTAGGTGGCGAGGTTCCACTGGCGGCCCGAGGCGTCGGTGAAGCCTGTGACGCCGCGGGAGGTGAGCTGCCGCCACGCGGCGGCCTGCGCCTCAGCCGGGGCCGCCTTGGTGATGATGCCGCCGACAACGTCGAACACCTCGGTCGTCTGAGCCAAAGCACCGCTTACGCTCGCTGCCCGGTAGGCGTCGTCAGCGAACCTCGTGATCCGCCCAGCCGCCTGCGACAGGCTGCTGGCCAGCTCGAGCGCGATCATCCGGCCGCTGTTCACATCGTGGCCGATCTCGTACCCGGGCGGCGGGGACCAGCCGAGCGCACTGTTCAGCCGGGCGACCGCGGTCCTCGCGTCATCGTCACCGGCCGTGGTCGCCCTCGCAGCCACGGAGTCAGCCAGGGGGCCCGCCTTGGCGGCGGTGTCGGCGGCTACGCGGCGTGCGAGCGCCTGCAGGTCGGTGTACAGGTTCGCGGCCCGGGTGGGGTCGTCGATGGCCTGCTGGACGAGCTCCGCGGAGCCCACCACGACGGTGAGCTCCGCAGACAGGTAGATACCCTCAGCCTGTTGGGCTGCCTGGTCCGTCGCCGCCGGCAGGCTGCTGCTGCCCGCCGCCGGATTCGGCCCCTCCGCCTGTGCCGCCATCGCTCATGCCCCCGTGCGCCATGTCGAACATCGTGAGCGGGTCCGGGACGGCCGACTGCTGGCGCTGCGCCTGGATCTTCGCGACTTCCTCGCCGACGTCGTCCTCGTCCCAGTCCGGGTGCAGCATCCCCACAATCGTCTCGTCCGAGGCGGCATCGGCTGCACGGAGCAGCTGTGCTGTCTGCGCGAGGGTGAGCTGGGACTCCTGCACGGCGTCCGGGAAGGACACGTCCGGGGGCGCCGGGGTGACCTTCGAATTGAAGATGGCCTTGTCGACCCAGAGGAGCTTCTCGAGGATTTCCTGCAGCGCGGGCCGCCATTCCCGGATCTTGCGGTCGCGGGTCAGGAGGGAGCGCTGCTGCTTGGCCTCGATCTCGGTGGCTGTCTTCGTGGACCCGCCGCCGTCGTAGATCCCGAAGGTCTCCTGCGAGTACCCGGCGGCCTGCAGGATGTCCAGGATCAGCTGCCCGGCGGTGTCCTTGTGCTCCTGCACCCGGATCGCGAACTGCGACTGGGTGATCAGGTCGTTGATGGACGTGTTGTCGCCTTGGAGCATGTTGACCGCGGCGTAGGCCTCCTGCTCGGCATTGAACGCCGACCCTGAGCCGGTGCCGGCGTTGTCGATGAGCTGCCGGGCGATCATGAGGCGGGCCTTGCCGAGGCGGATGTCCCGCATCCACGAGGTGTAGACCTCGTCGAGGGCGTCCATGAGCTGCTCGGGGCCGTCGAGGTCGGAGCGGCCGAGGTTCCGGCCGAGCGGGTCGGTGCGCCAGCGCCGGTTGGGCCGCTGGTTCGGCACGTACCGGACGCACAGGCCCGGTGACTCGGAGGAGATCGCGCCGAAGCTGTTGACCATGGTGGCGAGTGGCGCGGTGGCCGGCTGGTCGGTGAGGGGGACGACGTGGCCGAGCTTCTCATCGCTGCCTTCGTAGAGGCCGTGGAGGATGATGCCGTTCCCGGCAGCGTCCAGCTCGTGGCGTTCGAGGTGACGCCAGACCTGCTTGCCGTCGCGGGCGACGACCTGCCAGAACGTGACGGCGGTGAGGCGGCCCCACATGAACTCGGGGATGGCCTGGTCGGCGTCGACGTGGGTGAGGAACGGCGCGTCGGGTGAGATGGTGGCGTCCCAGGTGACGCGGAGGTAGACGCCGCCGAGGGCGGCTGCGACTTCGGCGGCGGTGGCGATCTCGGTGTGGAAGCCGTCGTCGATGAGGTCGGCGAGGCGGTCCTGCGTGGACTGGTCGTCGGCTTCGACGGTGATGGTGTCGGAGAACAGCAGGTCGGCGGAGGCTTGGCAGAGCTCGGCGGCGATCGGGACGTGGAGTTTGACCCTGCGGTCTGGGCCCCTTGTGGCTTCGCCCCAGAACCAGCGTTGGATGGCGCGGCCGACGGTGGCGCGGAACCCGCCGGCGTCGGAGGCGAAGAACCCTGTGCTGGTGGGGTCGTAGCCGGTGCGGCCGCCGTAGAGGCTGGAGAGTTCGTCGGGGTTGCCGGCCCACCAGGCGTTCCAGACGGCGTAGAGGGGGAGGATGTTGGCGAGTTGTGCGGGGGGCCATGTTTGGCCGTTGCCGGGCAGCGGCATGCTGTGGTCCTCCCGTTCGGGTGTCAGTCGTCGTCGTCGCTGCTCGTGTGCGGTGCGGGCACGTCGGCCAGCAGCATGCCCCGCCACATGGCCTCGGTGGTCGCGACCCCGTACCGGAGGGCGTCCATGGAGTCGTCGCGGTCCTTCACGGGCTTGTCCTCGCCGCGCTCGGCGGCCTTCTCGTCCCAGATGTAGTCCGTGATCTCCTCGAGCACGCCCGTGCACCTGTCGCTGATGCGCAGCAGGTCCTTGCTGAGGAGCGAGGACACCAGCCCGATGCCGTACAGCACGTTCTTCCGCGCCCCCGCCGTGTGCACGCCGTCGTGGCGGAGCTCCTGCCGGAAGTCAGCCGCCGCTGAGTCCACGACCACCCATTCGGGCCGCAGGTAGGGCTGCTCCGGGTGGTGCGCCTCTTTCAGCCAGTCGCGGATCGTCTTGGACTGCTGCGACGGGGACTGGCGCGCCTCCGTGGTGACGGCTTCGATGCGGAGCTCGTCCACCGCGTACAGCCGACCGTCGTACCCGAGGCCCAGCAAAACCACGCTGGTGGGGTGCTGGGTGCCGTAGTCGATCGAGGCGCACAGCATGCGCCGCATCGGCGGCAGCTCGGCCCAGGGCACCTTGTGGCGGGTCTCGTCCCAGCCGTCGTACACGGCGCCCTCGGCGTTCGTCCACTCGCCCCGGATGAACCGTTTGTAGAACACCCCGGTGAACGAGGCCTCCATGTCGGCGATGTACTCGGGCCCCGGGTCGCCGCCCTCCCAGTAGAGCGGGTTGTCGTGCATGGTGAACAGGAACACGACCATGCGCTTCGCCGCGGCGGCGAGGATCCACTTCACCCGCAGCCAGTGCCGCGTGCTGCCAGGGTTGGTGGTGGCGAGGAGCCGGGCGCCTTGGACGCGGAGGCGGGTGACGAGCATGTCCCAGAACCCCTCGGGGAGGAGCGTGGCTTCGTCGACGTAGGCGAGCTCGAACGTGCCGCCTCGGATCTTCTCCTCGGCGCGGACGTCGTTGGCTCCGACGAGCATGACGGTGCGGCCGAGGATGGTGGCGGTGTTGGACCCGGCGGTGTGGATGACGGTGTCGGCGACGCGGCCGAACAGGTTGGGGTCCTGCAGGGGTGCGAGGACGTTCCGTTCGATGGTCTGCAGGGTTTTGCCGACGATGACGATGAGGCCGCGGCCCTTGTAGTGGCGGATGGCGATGAGCCAGGCGAAGAGGGAGGCGATGGTTTTGCCGCCGGAGACGGCGCCGACCCAGAGGGCGATCTTCGCTTGGGTGGAGTGGTGGATGGAGCGGATCTGCTTCGGGCTGAGCGGCGGCGGCTGCTTGGCTACTGGTACGGCCATGCTGGGATGTCCACCGTCTGCCCGGCGAGCTCATGCGTTGAGTCGCCGAGGAACTCGATGCGGCCCTGATTCACGAAGCTGTGGCAGCGCGGCGACATCGTGATGTTCCCCGGCGCCACGAGCTCCGGCATGTCCAGATCCTCGTCGATGAAGCGCTTGGACGGATGGACGAGCACTGAGGGGCTGAATGTCGGCTTCTCGTAGTCGCCGTTGAACGCCCAGAGCTTGGTGCTCACGGCGTGCGGATGGTCACAACCGGGGCACCAGAACAGGATCTGGTCGCCGCCAACGGAGAGCAGGCCTCGGACGTCGCTCACGTGGCCTCCTCGGGGGTGGTGTTGGCGTATTCCGCGAACCCGGCTTCGAGGCGGTCCAGCACGGATTCCGCTGCGGTGGCGCCGGAGGAGGTGTCCATCTCGATCAGCGCCTGGTGGCGGCGGGTTGCGACGTCGACGGCCTGCAGGATCTTCAGCTGGTCGGCGAAGGTGG